CTTGACTACAACAGTGCCCGGTAGCGGCCGCGCTGTAGCCATTCAGTTGCAGCAAAAGCAAGTCAGAAACAACCAATACTTTGTTGTCAAGATTACGGCACACGAAGATTGGACTGGATACCTATCTAGGATTGGGATAACTTACTAATGAGTACAGGAAAGACCAATACAACATCGACTCAGTTTGCGGCCAAGAAGCTTCTTGGTAAGGCGCACACCTCTAACTTAAAGTCCGATGTTAACGAGTCAGTTCCTTCAAACGTATCTTTACCTTCTGAAACGATCTTTGGCGAAGCTATTCCCAATGATCCGGGCACCGCTTTTTACACAATGTACAGCGCCTCTGCTGGTGGCCCTGCTACTGTAGAGCAGGTGTATTTTGATATTGTCTCAATCTCAGACACGATTTACGATGCTGATGATACTGGCGGAGGAGGAGACGAATCCTCTGCTTCAGGCCCACACGGCTACTACCTAAAGCTTCCAGCCGCATACCAGACGACTTCGTCAAATCCCGCCAAAGGTACCGGCGCTTTCACAAACGGCAAAAGGGTTTATGACTCTCGCGGTGCTCTGCAGCTTGTGCCTCCGCTTATCTCAAATGCTAGTCCAAATAGATACTTTCTAAAGTTATACAAGGGTGACCCCGCCGACCCTGCGAATGAGATTACATCAGGAGACAGTATTGACTGGCAGGTGGATTACTATTCTGGAATCGTCTTCATTCAGGATTATAACGCCTCACAGGTTCCAGTCACTGCCTCTGCATATCTGTATGTTGGAGAATATCTAGATGAAAAATTGGCATCAATTTCCGCCTCGGCCGGCGGGGGAACAGTTGATGGCTCTGGTGCAAATACCAGATTAGCTTTTTGGTCTGATGCGGATACACTCACTGCAGACGCGAATTTAACATTTGCCAACAGCACTCTTAGTGTAGACGGTGGCCTTAAATTAAAAAGAAGAACAGTGACTGCTCACGTCACCGCCTCAGCATCAGATTACTTTATTGGAGTAAACTCATCAGGGGGCTCATTTGATGTTCGTCTTTTAAATGCTTCTTCGCTTGAAGACGGGCAAACGATTGTTATTAAAGATGAGGGTGGTGCCACAAATACAAACCCCGTAAACATTAGAGCACATCCTGGCCAAACAATTGATGGCCAACAATCAATTATTTTGGAGTCTCCATTCGCTGCAGTTTCACTGTATAGCAATGGATCGAACGCCTACTTCATTTACTAGTTTTTGAATATATAATGGGTACTTTTAGTAGAACCAAGCTAATTTAGTAATTTACCGTTAATATCACAGCCGTAAACGTTTTCGGCACTATGTAATGGTGTCCTCGACCGTAACATCAAAACATATATGGATTGGTGTATAAACTCCCAATCGGGAAAAGCAATATTAAAATCAAATTTTGGAGGGATTTTTAAATGGCTTATAAATTTCAATTAGGCGCCTTTACAGCTTCTGGATCTATTAAGGTCGAGGACAGTTTGGACGCCGGAGCCGGACTTCAGATTTCCGGTTCTGCAGTTCGCACTACAGTCGCCGAACTGCACACAATCAACCAAGTCGCAGCCGGTTCCGCCGGGGCAGGCAAGGCATTGGTTTTGAATGCAGCAAAAGATATCGGAGGCATCAACGACCTTTCTGCTTCTGCTTTTGCTACAAGCGAAGGTTACTTCGGTACAGACAACTACAATATCGGTAACGCATCAGTTCCCGACTTCATTACAATGAAGCCCGCAGTTGTCGAGTTTAAGGATGGTGCTCTTGATGTGGACATTGCTTCACATGATGGCTCCAACGGACTTAAGCTTGGTGGCGCCCTTGTCACTTCAACTGCTGCTGAGCTTAACAAGCTTGACGGCGCCGGCGCAGATGTTACTGCTGCTAAGTTGACAACTCTTTCTGCTCTTACTGATGCAGAAATTGGCTTCGTCGACGGTGCGTCCGCTGCCAACTCTGTTGCTAGCAAGGTTGCTGTTCTTGATGGCTCCCGTAAGCTTGTCGGAATTGCCGAACTGTCCGCGTCTGCCGATATTATCGGTCACCACGGTAAGGTACGTCAGCTTTCACTTGCATACGACGGCGCCGGCGGATCTGAAGGTCACATCAAGCTCGGTGCTGGTGGCGACATGCAGATGGCCGTGTTCTCTGATGACGCTTACGTCATCAACAACACAGCTGACAAGGACATTGTGTTCCAAGTCAAGAAGGCCGGCGGCTCTAACGTTCAGCCTCTAAGGGTTGACGGTTCTGAGCACTCAGTTGTGATTAACAAGCTTAGCCTCTCAGGCACACTTGTTACTGCAACTGGCGCAGAGCTTAACATCATGGATGGTGGCACATCCGCGTCCTCAGTGACTGTTGCAGATGCTGACCGTCTTGTGCTTAACGATAATGGTACAATGAAGCAGGTTGCAATGACCGATTTCGAGACATACTTCGAAAGCGCGCTTGACACCTTGAGCAATGTTACCACAGTTGGTGCTCTTAACGCTGGTTCTATTACTTCTGGTTTCGGATCTATCGATAACGGAACAAGCAAGATTCAGACCGGTGGTGAACTTAAGCTCGACGTTGACATCGCAGCTGCCCCTGCCGTCAACCAGACCGTCTCTGGTCAGGCTGGTGCTATCACCTTTGGTGCTGGTGCTGACGCTGGTATCGGTGTTTATGATGACAACCTTTACATCGAGTCTAACGTTGATCAAAAGGGTATTGTCTTCAAGGCTCACGACGGCGCGCAACAGGCTGAGATTGTTTCAATCGACGGCGCTGGTATGGCTATCGAAGATGACAAGGGTATTGTCTTTGGTTCAGATGACGACGTTTCTATCAAGTACGACGAAGCGACTTCTGATTCTCTTATGATCCAACAAAACGTTGAAGGCGCCGCTCTTGCCATTGGTTATGCTGCAGATCAGCATGACGACGCAGGTGATCTATGGGCAATGACCATTGCTGCCGATGGCGGTAAAAAGACATGGGCAAACGACATTGCTTCAAAGGGCTCACCGGTCGAGATGTTCTCGATTACACCACACGCAACCGCAACTGAATCAACAGCGGCCTTCGCTGGTCACGTTACAGTTGGTCACGACTTGACTGTTGCTGGCGACCTCACAGTCTCCGGCGATTTCGTCCAGATGGATGTTACCAAGTTGACTGTTGAAGACCCGCTTATCGAGTTGGCAAGAGGACAGGCTAACAACGTCGACGCTCTTGACATCGGTTTCTTTGGTAAGTACGGTGATGGTGGTACACATAAGTACGCTGGTCTTTTCCGCGATGCGAATGACTCTGGCAAGTTCCACCTCTTCAAGGATACCGAGGAAGATCTCACAGCTGTTACGGCTATCGACAGAAGCGCTTCTGGCTATGCTAAGGCAACTCTTGTTGTAGACGAACTTGACGGTGTTGCCACCAAGGCTAAGGTTACTGATAGCTCTGCTAACACTAACTTCGATCTGGTTTTCCACGATGCCTCTAACGGCCTCTTGGAAGATGATGGTGCTTTGACCTACAACCCATCGACTGCCAAGCTTACAGCTGGAACTTTTGTTGGTAACCTAGAGGGAAGTATTTCCGAGGCTTTAGCTGATACAATCACCAGCGACGATACTCTAAACCCAGCAGATGGCACACTCATTAGAGTTGACGCTTCAAGTGGTGACGTTGTGGTCACGCTTCCGGCGGCTAACGCTGCAGCGGTTGCAGGCCTAGTGCTTAAGATCAAGAGAATTGACTCTAGTGCTAACAAGGTAACCATCCATCGTGCAGGTAGCGACACCATCGATGGCGGTCACTCAATCGTTCTTGAGTCTGCACTTGCCGGTGTTATGCTCTTCAGCGATGGTAGCTCTGAATACTACGTCATGTAATATAGCAAAAGTAAGTTAATCTTCGGATTAATAAACTGCCAAATAAACTTAGGGGCCCCTCTTTATGGGGGGTCCCTTTTTATTTGTGTTCTATTTAATGAGACTCTACTATTTATAAAAGAGCCACTTCTGGACTTGGAAGGATATAAATGTCATACAACCTTTTGTCTGGTTCCATTGAGTTTATTGGATCAGAACTTGGCGAAATTGAAGATATTGTAAACACCCATGGTGCTCAAACAGTATCCGGCGCCAAAACATTCACAAACATTACAGCATCAGGCGGTGCAATTGTTACAGGCGGAGCTTTACAAATTGCTACGGCCCTGCGCCATTATGGTGATGCAAACACAGAAGTCAGTTTCACACCAGATGTGGTTACAGTCAATGCCGCAGGCTCAGCATTAATTCAGGCCGATGGTGTACAAAATAAAGTAACAATCAATAATGACGAAGATGACATAAACTTTGTAGTCAACACAGGTGTTGGTTCGCACGGCCTACTTGTTAACGGACAATATTCAACAGTTAAGATCGGTAGTCACGATCCTGCCTCAGAAAACAAAAACATACTTCTTCATATCAGTAGCTCAAACTTCCCCCACTCAGCTTCATTGCTTTCAGTAGGCAGAAAGAACAACCCAGTACTTGCTGTTTCAGGCGGAGCCAACGCAGCAGATTGGAGAGTGGTTGTATCTGGTACGCTGTACACAAATAGTAATATTGAAGCAGCCGGCCAGATTACTGGTTCGCTTGGACTGAAGGGCGAAATTAAAAACTTGGGCAACGGCCTCACGCATGTTTCAGATGGTGCTGACTTAAACCTTACAGTAAATGCAAACAGCACAGACAATAATAGATTAGGCATCGCAGTTGCAGCAAACGGTGTTGGTCTAAATGTTGCAGGGTTGACAGAAGAAGGTTCACTAAACACAGACGCCGTTCAGCCAGATTGGGTTATTGTTGCTGATAATGATGGTGCTGGTGGATATACAAATAAAAAACAAAAAGTATCCGTACTATTGGGTGATACCTTATCGACTGTAGCGAATGTGGGAACAGGTGCTGGTATCTACAATACAGTGGTTAGCAGACAAGTAAGGCTTCGCAGTATCAAAGGCGATACAAAGCTTGTACAAGCATCAATAGATAGCAATAGTGTACAGATTGCGCAAGTAGATAATCCGCGAATCCTGGCCCTTACCTCTTCGAATACAGTATTCAGTGGCTCACACCGAAGCGAACATGTAGTTACGAACATCACTTCACACGGACAAAATGTAAACTTGACATTTCCGCAAGCAAGATATCAAGTTTTTAATGCGCAGGGAAATGCATATGACGCCACTGCGTCACTACCACAAATTACAGCAGACAATGTTGGCATGATTTTCAACATCAAGTTTTTAAGCACGGAGGATTGCTTAATTACTGGCTCTGCAGGTGCTGACGACCTAATTGATGGCGCCGAAAATGTATCAATGGGTTCGGGAAACCCCGGAGCAGCAAAGTTCAAAGAACTGCTTGCTGTAGATATCACAGGGGGCGGTTCATACGAATGGCTCATCATTGGTGAGAACTAAAAGGTATTGTAAAATGTCATTTTGGGTTTTTGTGAACTATTTAAAAACTGAGAAATTCTATTTTTAGGAGAGTTTGAATGTCTTCATTATTAGAGCAAGCAATTGTTGATGCCACAGCACTAAAGGAAGCTGCGTTAAAAAATGCAGAAGCCGCAGTATTAGAAAAGTATGCGCCTGAAATTAAACAGGCAGTTGAAGCTCTGTTAGAGCAAGATTTAGATGATCCCATGGCTGCCCTTGAGGCCGATCCTGCCATGGCCGGTGAGCCTGCTGAGCCTATCGACGCCGATGTCGACGCTCAACTTGCTGCTACCGAAGGAGAAGATATGTGTCCCTGTCCTGATGAAGATGAGCCGGACAAGATTGTGGTTGATTTCGATGAGCTTAGCAACATGGCCGGCCCTGAAGATCCTGCCATGGACGATGCCTCACCCGCCCTCGACGCGTCGTTGCAGGAAGATTCCGAGATTGAGCTTTCTGATGATTTACTTGAAGCAATTATTAGCGAACTTTCTTCTGATGAAGACGAGCCTGTTCAAGTCATGAAAGAAGAGGACGACGAGAAAGACCTTGAAGAGAAGAAGAAAGGTAAGTACGACGATGATGACGACGTTGCTGCACGCACTCCCCCTAGAGACAAGGAGAATAAGGCCGATTTTCTTCCCAAGGATGTCCGAGATAAAATTAATGCTGACGCCAAGAACGAAGAACTTGATCTGGACGAAGACGCTCTTACCGCTGTGGTCGAAAAGCTTGTCGTTGACATGGCCCAGCGTAAGACTGGCCACCTTGGCGTTTCAGAAGACACTGCCAAGTATGAGCTTGAGCTAGAACTCGCTCACCAGCAAAGCACAGATTTTAAAGAAGAGAATGAAGCTCTAAAGAAAGCTGTAGAAGAACTACAGGAAAAGCTCTCCAATTACGATTTTACAATTAACGAAATGAAGCGCAAGCTTAATGAAACAAATTTAACAAACGCAAGATTACTATACGCGAACCGCATTTTGAATAGCACCTCCTTGAATGAGCGACAAAAGAATAAACTTGTCGAAGCTATCTCATCCGCCGGTTCAGTAAAAGAAGCAAAGGTCATTTACGAGACACTTAAAAACACAGTGGGTTCTGCGCCGGATCGCCGCGGACCACAGTCACTGCGTGAAGCTGTCACTAGATCTTCTTCTATAATGTCTGTTCGTGAGAACCGACGCAATACTGCTGATCCAGCTGCCGAGAGGATGCAAATCCTTGCAGGCATTAAGAAATAAAACATTATTCAAGGAGAAAAATAACAATGTCTATTCTAAACAAACTAACTGAAGGCATCGTTGAGCGTGACCTCTCTAAGGAGTCACACGCCCTACTTACCAAGTGGGAGCGCACAGGTCTTCTTGAAGGTTTGACCAACGACCGCGACCGTAACTCCATGGCCCGTCTCTTAGAGAATCAAGCCAAGGAACTACTTCGTGAGTCTTCCGCAATGTCCGCTGGTGACGTTGAGGGTTTTGCTGCTGTAGCATTCCCCATCGTCCGTCGCGTCTTTGCTGGCCTTGTTGCTAACGAGCTTGTCTCTGTTCAGCCCATGAGCCTTCCCTCTGGTCTAATCTTCTTCCTAGACTTCACGTTCAGCGCTGATATCGCCGGCCTCGACCGCTCCAGCGATACCCGTACTGACGGCCTTTTCGGTCAAGGTAACAACGCTTCCATCTACGGTACCGACCGTGTTGGTAGCCAGATCACAGGTGGTGTCAACCTCGTTGATTCCTCCGGTGGAGACCTCTCAGGTCCTCGCACAACCGTTGGTTACGCTTATGGCGCTGCCTCTGGTTCTTCGACCCTTGATGAGGCCACCGCCGCGACTATGCACGTTCGTGACTCTTTCGCACTAGATAACATCAACGAAGCGCAGAAGAAGCTCATCATGTATGATCCCGATATCCTGGCTCTGTCCGGGTCCGGTACATCAATTGGTGTTGCTGTTCTTTCAGTTGTCAAGTCTATCTTTACCAGTTCCAATGGTTCAGAGGCTGACTTCGACAACCTCGGTGCATTCAGCATTGATGATCTTAGCCAAATGACTGGTCTTGGAGCACAAGCTGTACTCGTTCGTCGCCTGACGCGTGATCAGCCCGCTGATGAGACAACTTCAGAACGCATTCTGTTCACCGTCGTTGGCCCTTCAGGCTCTACTGGTGTTCTTATCAACGGCTCCCCGGCCGCTGGTGTAGAGGTTGCGGGTTCAGGTTCCGCAACCGGTGGTGACGAACTTATCGTTCGCTTCCCAATCCGTGATAACCTCACTGCTTCCGATGCTCTCGGTTCAGTTGTTGGTACCACTGACTGGGGACTTGAAAACGAGTCTGCGATCCCTGAGATCGACATTCAGGTTGACAGCATCGCTGTTACCGCACAGACCAAGAAGCTCAAGGCCAAGTGGACGCCAGAGTTGGGACAGGATCTTAACGCCTATCACAACCTTGACGCCGAGGTCGAGCTTACCAGCATTCTCTCCGAGCAGATTGCTCTTGAGATTGATCGCGAGATCCTTGCTGACTTGGTTCGCGGTGCCACCGCTGCAACATACTACTGGGCCCGTTCCCCCGGTATGTTCCTCAACCGTGAGACTGGCCTAGAGGTTGGTGCTAATACAGCTGCCCCTGACTTCACCGGTACAGTGTCCGAGTGGTACGAGACTCTTGTCGAGACCATTAACGACGTTTCTGCTCAGATTCACCGCAAGACGCTTCGCGGTGGTGCAAACTTCATCGTTTGCTCCCCTGAAGTTGCGAACATTCTTGAGTTCACCGCTGGCTTCCGTGCTTCCGTCACTGCTGACGACGAGCGTGGTACCGTTGGTGCTGTCAAGGTTGGAGCCCTGAGCAAGAAGTTTGATGTCCACGTTGACCCTTACTTCCCACGTCAGGTGATCCTTGTTGGCCGTAGAGGCGGTTCATTCCTCGAAAGTGGATATGTATACGCTCCTTACGTCCCGCTGCAGGTCACTCCCACCATCTTTGGACCCGAGGACTTCGTGCCTCGTAAGGGCGTGATGACTCGTTACGCCAAGAAGATGGTGCGTCCTGATATGTACGGACTCGTCATCTGCCGCGGCATGGTTGGAGAATCTGGAGCGTAAGCCTAGAACAACCTAACGGGTAAAAAGTTAAGCCCCCTCTTCCAAGTGGAGAGGGGGTTTTCTTTTTGAGGTAGGCCAAAAAATACCGCCAGCAAATTTTTGAGATTTTTCGTTTTTTAAAAAAAGGTTACTATTTATAAAAAGACCCACTTTAGGAGAACATACCATGGGAAAGAAACGTAGAGCAATCGCTCATCCAAATAAATTCAAAGCAAGAGCCAGAAATCTCGGCCGAACCCGAGCCCCTGCTGCCGCGCCTTCCAACAGCGAGGCAATTGAGGAATTGGCAACAAAGGTTGAGGTTGCCCCTGCCCCTGAGCCCGTTGTCGCCACTCCCGCTGTAGCTGAAGAAGAGCCCGCTCCTGTTAAACGCGCAAACTCAGCGAAAAAGAAGACCAGCAAAACTCGTAGAACAACAACTAAGAAGGTCGATTCTTCTGAAGCATAGTAAAACGGGCCTGTTTCCTGTTTCTCGTACTACTTATGCTTAGGAGGATCCGTGATGGCCCAGCCCACTTTAACGCCGTCAAGCAACACGAGCGTTTCCAAACTACCAGTTACAGGCACAGCAGGCGATGTAGCTTCCGCTTTGCCTTTTGGCATTTATTCTAGCAATACTGACTTTCTGTCCGGCGCCGCAGAGCAGGTTGCGTATACCTATAAGAAGCTGGGCGGTGACGTTTTAGACATTGAGCTGAAAGCTTCAAACGTTTACGCAAACTATGAAGAGGCTGTATTAGAGTATTCATACCTAATCAACACTCACCAAGCTAAAAATGTTCTTTCCGATGTCTTGGGTGCTACAACCGGCACATTTGATCATGACGGCAGCCTAAAAACGGGCCCAGAAGGAATTAACTTAAAGTTTCCTCGATTTGAATTCGCCTATGCACGACGAGTTGCAGATGCCATCTCTACGGAAGCCGGCTCAACAGGCGGCACACTTACAGAATACTCTGCTAGCTTTTCTTTGGAAAACGGGGTGCAAGATTATGACTTACAAACAATCATTTCCGCTTCTGCAGATGAGAGCGCCAGTGATTTTTACAATCTTGTAGGAAACAACAAAGTCCAGATTCGACGTGTTTACTATATCTCTCCTCGTGCAATGTGGAGATTTTATGGATATTATGGCGGAGTAAGCGTCGTTGGCAATATGAACACCTATGGCCAGTTCGCGGATGACTCTACATTTGAGATTATCCCAACTTGGCAGAATAAGATGCAGGCTATGACATATGAGGACTCAATTTACACAAGAACGTCCCATTATTCATATGAGATTATTAACAATAAGCTGCGATTATACCCTGTCCCACAAGCAGATCTGACGCACAGAACAATGTGGGTGTCCTTTACAGTGCAGAAAGACCCATTTGAAGAGTATGATGACAGAAAGAGTGGCATTGAGGGCGTGAACAACATGAACACCATTCCGTTTGACAATGTTCCTTACGAAAACATTAATGCAATCGGAAAACAGTGGATCCGTCGCTTTGCTTTGGCCTTATCTAAAGAGACTTTGGGCCAAATTCGAGGTAAATTTGCAACTTTGCCGATTCCTGGCGATAACGTGACTCTAAACCACTCAGAATTGTTGTCACAAGCCAAAGAGGAGCAAGAAAAGCTTAGAACAGAATTGAAAGAAGTGCTTGATCAGCTTACTTACACTGCAATCATGGAAGACGATGCCAAGATTGCCGATGCAGCTAGCAAGATTAATACTTCAATTCCAATGAAGATCTATGTGGGGTAGATAAATGTCCGATGAAAACAATAAATGGTCACAACCCGACGCTCCGCCCCCACCCTTGTTCACCGGACAGCCTGAGCGAGATCTAGTAAAGCAGGTAAACGATGAGCTTATTGAAAGGGTCATCGGCCAGACCATTGTTTACTATCCTATTGATATTGAACATACCGACTTTCATGATCTGTATGGCGAAGCCATGAGAAAAACCTTTTTGCCGCCAGTTAGGGTGCATGCTTTAGTAGAGTTTGAGGGAATTAAGACCAAATATACATCTGGTGTTGGCCTGGACAAGGAAGCGGGGATTGTTGTACACTTTCACAAGCGAAGATTGACAGAAGATCAAGATCTTTATGTAAGAGAAGGCGATTTCGTTTTATATGGCAACCTGCATTATGAAATCGTGGCCTTGGAAGAACCCCAGCAGCTATTTGGTCAGATTGAGCACAGATTTGAGATCGTTGCCAAGTGTATTAAGGCAAGAAAGGGGGTATTCGATGGCAGTTAAGATTGTTAGGCCAACTCGCGCCAAACCTGTTAGAAATAACACTAAAAACGAACAAGAAACAATTGACTTGTTTATGACCCCCTCTACACTAGAAACGGTCGACCGTGCATTATTCGAATTTATCGATGAGGTGCTAAATATTCACTTTACCAAGGCCGATCAGGAGGCAGCAAAGGTGCCGGTGATCTGGAACTCTGCAGAGAGGACATTTCAGATCAAAAATGACAAAGATTTGAGAGATTCTGAGGGACACATCAAAATGCCGATTATCACAGTCGAAAAGACTTCGGTTACAAAGGATCCTCGCCAGCATGGAACAATTGTAGCAACTCTTGCCCCTCTTGACGGCGTGAATGGTGGGGAGTGGGTCGTGGCAAGAAAGATAAAGCAAGACAGGACATCTTTATTCGCCGCGTCGAATAACGCCCGCCAGTGGGACTCTAAAAATGGTGTGATCGGGGCCCAGACGGGCATTGGTGAGCCGTACCATCCTGCTGAAAATAAAGAGATTGTGTATGAAACGTATACTACACCAATTCCCGTGTATGTGAATGTGACTTACTCAATTGTACTGCGTGCACAGTATCAACAGCACCTAAATGATCTATTGACCCCGTTCCTTACACGGACAGGTCACTGGAACATCATGGAAATTAATCATGATGGGCACTTTTATGAGGCCTTCTTGCCAACTGAATATTCTACAAACAATAACGTCTCCGATATGTCAGAAGAGGAGAGAACTTACGAAACCAAATTTGATATTCGTGTATTAGCATATTTAGTGGGACAAGGGCACAACCAGCAGGGCCCCCTCATTGCGAAAAAAGAAAACCTTGTCAAAGTACGATTGCCCCGCGAGCGAGTTATTGTTGAGGAAGAACATCCCGATAAAAACAACGGGCAATTTTATAAAGAGTAAAATGGAGATTGGGTCAAACCGTTACTATTTACTATACGATAAGGCTCAACATATGCAAAAGAGCATTTGCAAAATTTAAAAGTTTTTAAGGAGTTTAAAAAATATGTCAGTCAAGAAGTTCAAATTCGTCTCCCCCGGCATCTTTATTAAGGAGGTCGATAGATCCTTCAGAGAGCCAGCCGCACCTTTGGTAGGCCCCGTAATTATTGGTCGTGCCCCCTTCGGTCCGGCAATGCGCCCCATCAGGGTAGAATCTTTTGGAGATTTTGTCCGCACGTTCGGAAACCCCGTTAGCGGTTATAAGGGCGGAGATCTTTGGCGCCACGGAAACTTGGGTGGCCCTACTTACGGTGCATATGCTGCACAAGCATACCTCGCCGCCAACGTAGGTCCCGTTAACTATGTTCGACTCCTAGGCACGCACAATGCCAACAAGACCGCAGACGCCGGCGCTACTGCAGGCTGGACAACATCAAAAAACCAGACCGAGTCCCACGAGACCAATGGTGGAGCCTATGGCCTTGTCTTGTTTGATTCTGCATCGGTCTCCCAAACTGTCACCGGATTCGTTAGTGGAACACTCGCCGCAGTCTGGTATCTAGAAGAGGGCAGCATCGTTCTCAAGGGTACCCGCCGAAATGGCGTTGGTGGCACCGCAGTTACTTCTTCTGCTGCTCTCATGAGAACGACCAATGCCGCTACTCATGAGTGCCGTGCAATTATTAGAGATGCTAGCAACGCTGTAGTAAAAGAAACCTCCTTCAACTTTGATAGAGACTCGGATATTTATATTCGCAAGGTCTTTAATACAAATCCGCAGAAAATCAACAGCAGATTTACGAAAGCAGACGATATAGAAAAGTATTGGCTTGGTCAGACCTACGATCAAATGGTTGAGACAACAATCACTGGTTCTGGTGTGGATCACACCCTCGCCGCAATCGTTGGCCTTAAGAAGGGGTCAGTTGGATTCCACGATCAGGAACTGGCATACCAGAACGGTAAAACAGGTTGGTTTATCGGTCAAGATATGGGTGTTAACACGGCTTTCCGTGCAACCAGCGCACAAAAGCTATTTAGGCTTGTTGGTCTAGAGGGTGGTGCCTCCACGCAGAGACGCTTCAAGGTCTCCATCGAAGACATTAAGGCCCCCAGCAACCCAGATATTTACCCTTACGGCTCATTCTCAGTCGTGCTGCGGTCCCTCTCAGATACGGACAACAAAGTGCTGGTAGTTGAAAGATTCACAGGATGTAATATTGACCCTGACTCTCCTGATTACATCGCCAAGAAGATTGGTGATATGTATCTGGAATGGAGTGATTCTGAAGCCCGCTTTAGAGAGTACGGAGATCATCCAAATAACTCTACGCACATTCGGGTTGAAATGGATGATGCCACACACAATGGTTCCGTGGAGCCTTCGCTGATTCCCTTCGGAGTTCTCGGACCCCCGGCGCCCAAGCCGATTAAGTTTATCCCGGGCCACGGCCCTGCCGTAGCCGGCGGAGATTCTGCAGGCTCAACCGCACTAGACGACGACGCCACCACCAACGCCGTTGGACCCGCTCATGTTGGCGCGTACTTCATTGGAGCAAACGCGATTCCACAAGCAAAGCATGTCGCCCTCGGAAACGTGCTGGGAGTAGACGGAGCATTCTCTGGCTCACTGCGATTCCCTGCCCTTCTCATGGTTTCCTCGTCTCTTGACGCTGGTCTTTCCGACCAGACTGACGCATACTTCGGTGTTAACACGAATCGAAGCAGAACGTCTAGTAGACATGATGAGAGTGTAGTAGATTACTTGCTTCCAATTGATGAGTCAACAAGTGCGAACTCTTGGGATCCAAAGCCTGGATTCGAGCACTCATACATGTTCTCCATGGATGATCTAGCATATGATACAGCACTTGGCTGCATGAACTATGTGTCAGGATCCCGCATTTCTGGAGATTCATACTCAGCACTCAACTCATTCAGTGCAACCCTTGACTTGGGCTATGACCGCTTCACTACTGTCTTCCACGGTGGCCACGATGGTGTCAACATTACCGAGATGGAGCCTTTCAACAACGAGATTGTGAAGGTAGCAGGAGCATCACAGTACAACAACTATGCTTACAACAGTCTTCACAGAGCAATCACTTCTGTCGCAGATCCTGAGTTCATTGAGATGAACCTTCTGTCAGTGCCCGGCCTCCGCGCCGCAGGCCTAACAAACTATGCTATGGAAGTCTGCGAAGAGCGCGGTGATGCCTTGGCAATTATCGATGTAGCTGACGGCGACTACACTCCTCGTACGGAGTCCAGAGACAGCGCCCAGAACAGAAGAGGTTCAGTATCTACAGCAGTAGCAAATATGAAGAGCCGCAGGCTTAACACGAGTTACGGTGCAACATACTACCCCTGGGTTCAGATTTTGGACGAAGCCCGAAGCACCAACGTGTGGGTTCCGCCTTCTGTCGTTGCCCTCGGCACGTTGGCTTCCTCTGAAGCCGCGAGCGCAGTCTGGTTCGCCCCTGCAGGATTCAACCGCGGCGGTCTAACAGACGGTGCAGCAGGAATTCCTGTTATTTCCGCCCGTCAGAGACTGTCCCGTAAGGATCGTGACTCACTCTATGAGAACAATGTCAACCCAATTGCTAAGTTCCCTAATGAGGGGCTAGTAATCTTCGGACAAAAGACGCTTCAGGCCCAGCCCAGCGCCCTTGACCGAGTTAACGTACGTCGCCTGATGATTTACCTCAAGAAGGAAGTCTCTAGAGCTTCTACCCAAGTCCTGTTTGACCAGAACGTCGAATCTACTTGGAACCGCTTCAAGAGCCTTGTGGATCCCATCTTGGCTGGCGTAAAAGCACAGTTTGGACTCACTGAATATCGACTAATTCTTGATGAAACCACCACTACGCCAGACTTGATTGATCAGAACATTCTATATGCGAAGATCATGCTTAAGCCTGCCAGAGCGATTGAGTACATTGCGATTGATTTCAATATCATGCCAACAGGTGCTTCTTTCGATGATTAAAGTTGGAAGAAAAAATACAAATTTGATTATAAAACTATATAATAACAAGGAGAACAAGTAAAATGCCATTTTGGACAACACCCACAGAAGGAACTGGTCGCGACCCTAAAAGAGGTTTTAGGTTTCGAGTTCAAATCGGAAACATTACCGGACTCGGCTCTTCCGGGTACATGTGGTATGCAAAGTCTGTAGACAAGCCCAGCTTCGAAATCAGTACACAGGAGCATGATTATTTGAATCATAAGTTTAAGTTCCCGGGTAAGACAACTTGGTCTCCTGTTAGCATGAAGATGGTTGATCCAACGAATCCAGATATGGCAGCCACTTTGTCTGATATCGTCACATACGCAGGATATCACCCTCCATCAACCGCCGATGATCATACCTCGATGTCAAAGTCCTCGGCTGTTAAGACCTTGGGTGATGTGTATATTGAGCAGATCGATGCCAACGGCACTATGATTGAAAAATGGACGCTTAAAAATGCTTGGATTTCCAAGGTAACATATGGTAACCTAGATTATAGTTCAGAAGAGCTAACAGAGGTAGAAATGGAATTTCAATATGACTGGGCCACGTTAGAAACGAAGACAGGAAGCGCCCGCACCGGCGCCGATCCAGGCAACACCGAGTGGTGGGGCGCCAATGATCCATATCCTACCAACACGCCCTAATTAATACAATTGACAACAACTTAATGCTATAATGAAAAGAGAGGTGATTTTTGTCAAGAAATAATGATGATCGATTGACGCCAACAACCGGCGCAACACAAGATGCATCCACCGAAACTCCTACAGCAGCAACACATACTAATGAGACGGCTAACACTGCTTCGCCGTTTCAGTTTGTTGCGCCTACTGAGTTCGTGGAACTGCCCTCACGAGGTGAGTTTTACCCCGAAGGGCATGTACTAAGCGGAGTCGAAACAATTGAAATTCGACAAATGACGGCAAAAGATGAGGACATTCTAACGTCTAGAGCTTTACTAAAGAACGGTACTGCTCTCAACAGAATGATCAATAATCTAATTGTCGATAAACGAATTAACGCAAACAACATGTTAGTTGGCGATAAGAACGCTATTATTGTTGCAGCACGGGCTTCAGGCTACGGCCCAGAGTACCTTACAAAAGTAACTTGTCCAAACTGTGCTGAAACGTCAACATGTGAGTTTGATTTGGGTGAAGTTACGAATACGGATCCTAACGCATATACTGAGTACGATGCGGTTACTAGAGAAGGTGCTCACTTTAATATTACGCTTCCTGCGACCAACGCAACAGTCACTGTAAGAATGCTTACTGGAGCAGATGAGGAGCGAACTGCAAAGAATAACCGCATTCACAAGAAAGCGGGAGTCCAAGCTGGCACAACGCTAACAGGCCAGCTTCGAAGCTTTATTGTCGCTGTTAATGGCGATACAACACAAAAAAACATCGCGTATTTCGTAGATCACATGCCAGCAAGGGATTCTAGGTTTTTACGCACTATTTATAGGGTCATTACGCCAAATGTAGACATGGTTCAGCAGTTCATCTGCTCACACTGTGACTACGCTACAGAAATGGAGGTGCCGTTTACTGCGGACTTTTTTTGGCCTGACCGATAATTATATGGAGCAAGTGTATGAGCAATTCTTCTTCCTGAAGTATAAGGGAGGGTGGAGTTTGACAGAAGCATACAGTTTACCCATCGGGCTCAGAACATGGTTTGTTGAAAGATTGGTAAAGCAAATAGAGGCCGAAGCAAAAGCTATTCAAGAAGCTGGTAAAGCAAGATGAACGGTCTCTCCCCTCACACCTACCCTCACAGCTTTATCAAACATCAGCAAGCTTAAAAAGCCGGGAGTTCGCTCCCGGCTTTATTTTTATAAAACACTATTTATTTTAGCAACAAGGTTATTACGCGCTATGCAAGACTTAAATGAAGACAAATTAGAAGAGTTTGAAATCAATTTCGATCACTTGAGAGACCCAGAACTACGAGAAAGCTTTTTGGCTTCTTTTGGTTACATGGTCAAGTCCTTATTGAAAGGGATGTTTGGCAATAGAGTGCCACAAACAAGAGTAATCGGAACAAAATCAGAAGTAGAGGCGTTTGCAAAAGCACTTGGCTCAGAGCGTAATTACTTGGCAACCTTACAGAACTATGGGCTAGACAATCCCAGGGCAGTAAAGAACAAAGCGGTACTCAGAAAGAATGTATCTAGCTTTGAAAGGAAAACGGGTCTAAAATGGCCGTTTAAGGTATAGTGAGTTATGGCAGATAAGTTTACCGAAAGAGATGTAGCTATCGTAAAAGAGCTTGAGTCTGTCGTGGAAAGCTTAAAGGAGGCTAGTGCCACCCTTGCAGAGAACTTTAAAAAAACCGCCGCATCAGCCTCAAAATTATCATCAGAAGAGCAAAAGCGATACGATATAAGCCAAAAAAACACCGATACGCTACAAACTGAGGCAGCCTTATATGAGTCAATTGGCCAAAAAGCTTCAGACATGCAGATCCGAGCGGATTACATGTACGATGCCGCTGAGCGCCGCTTGGAACTTCATCAAAGATTGTTGGCCGCCGACCGAGAGCGTCTGGAACTTCGATTAAAAAATGGCGAGATCATGGAGGAGATGTATGAACAGAAACTCCTGACGTTAAAAGCAAGCGAAGATGTGCAGCTTCAAGAGCAGAAAAGGCTAACTCAATTAAAGGGCGCTAAGTCTGTTAACAAGGATATAGCTGATGGCATTATGAAAATGGCCGGCCTCTCAGATGAGTTATCTTTAGAAGGTAAGCTCCTGGCGGCCTTTGCTAACGGAGCAAGCCTTAAAGACATCCTAGGCGGCGTATACGGAAATTTGAAAAAAGCAGAATTTGGCACATTTGCTTTAGATGCTGCAAGCAAAAAATTGACTGGAGGCATCATTGCCCTTGCTACAGCCGCCTTCCACCAAGCATTAGCTTTGGATTCTGCTCAGTCAGACCTCGACAAACTTACAGGCGGTATGGGACGCTATAACCAAGTTGTGGAAGACGCATACCAGAACAATAAAGCTTACGGTGTCACTGTTGAGAATGCATCATCTGCTACAGCAAACTTATTCCGAAATACTAGTCAGTTTTCACTCATGAATCAAAAGACACAAGGCGAACTAATTGATACTGGCGCTTTGTTAGAACAAGCCGGAGTTAGCGCTGACGCTTTTTCGATGGGTCTAGAAGTATCTATGAAAGCCCTTGGGAACACGGCAGAACAAGCACGAGATACCCAGACTGACTTACTTAGATTCGCTCAAGAACTAGGAATGTCGCCACAAATGATGGCTGAAAGCTTTGCCGACGCCGGCCCAGTCCTCGCTAAATTCTCATACAACGCAGAGCGCAATTTTAAAGACGTCGCGAAGGCTGCTAAGGCTACTGGTATGGAAATTAGTAGAATCTTAGATTATACACAGCAATTCGACACATTTGAAGGCGCCGCAGACAAAGTTGGCTCTCTTAATGCTATGCTTGGTGGCGACTTTGTAAATGCTATGGATCTTATGGCAGCCGAAAACCCAGCCGAGCGTATGAGAATGATTACAGATGCTGTTAATGAGGCCGGTAAGAGCTTTGAAGATATGTCGTATTATGAAAAGATGGCCATTGCAGAAGCCGGCGGCTTTGCCGATGTGCAAGAGCTTTCAAAAGCGCTTTCAGGAGACCTAGATACACTCAATGTTTCTACAGAACAGCAAGCTTTGGAGCAAGAGCGACTGGCAGAAATTGCCAGAACTAACCAAGATGTACAATCTCAGCTTGCTGCAGCTTTTGCAGCCATGGCTCCCGATCTTAAGTTTATTATTGATAAGGTTAGTAACGGACTCAATAAAGTGTTGCCAATATTAGCCAGACATGGTGGAAAAATAATCGTCATGCTTGGCGCCCTAAAAGTTGTTGCCATGGCCGCCCAGTTCGCCATGGCGCTAAAAACGCTGGGATTAATATCAAATACAGCCGCACTAGGAGCAAACAGATTAGCAGGCCTTAAGAATATTGCTATGTTCGTCGCTGAGAAGGTCGCAATCGGTCTTTCGACTGCTGGTTATATATTGTATGCTGGTGCTCTAGGTACTGTAACGTTGGCCAAATTCGCCCTCGCCGGCGCAGCAAAGCTTTTGGGCATGGTCATGGCTGCCAACCCGATTGGCTTAGCTATTGTCGGAATCCTTGCCGTTGGTGCTGCGATTTACGCGCTTGTTAACGGGTGGGAAAAAACAGTAGATATGATGAAGACCATTGGAATAAGGCTCTTTCAAGTAATTACTTTTCCTATGAGGGCTGCTGTTGCATCCGTCATCGGCGGCTTCAACCTCATTATTAGAGGTATGAACAAGATCCCCGGGGTCAATATTCCGATTATTCCCAACCTTAGCGGTGCCATGGCAGCAGGAATTCCCATGTTATCAAATGGAGCAAACGGACTGCCCCAGGACATGATGACGATCACAGGCGACGGCCCAGGCGGTAAAGGTGAAGTTACTACACTACCACAAGGGGCATCAGTGGCTCCCGCTAATACGAATTCTCCCGCAGTCGAGATGACCCGGGTTATTACAGCCGCTCATCAGATGGGACGTACCGAGAAAGGCATGGGAGGCGGCCAGCCTGTTCAAATCACGTCTGTCTTACAGCTAGACAAGAGGGTCTTGGCAACAGCCACTGAGGAAACTGTGATTGGGCTATTGGATCCCGCGCAGGGATAGGAGGGTAGAAGATGGGCTTTATAGACAAATTAAACGATCAGCTAAGGGGACGAGACAGCCTATTTGATGAAAATGAAGGTAAGTTTGACGATAGAACCGAAATTTATGCTAATGGTAATAAACTATTTTTAGAATTTTATCACCTACCCTCCGATAAATCTGTTGCATTTAAAGGCTATATTACCTCGTGGTCAGATAAATTCGAATCTAGATACAATGCTGAAACGGTATACGGCCGAAACGACGATATTCACACTTTTGAAGGCACTACAAGAAGCATATCACTTAGTTGGGATGTGGTTGCTGGTAGTTACGAAGAAGCAAGAAATAATCTTGCGCGCGTCTCGATGCTGGCCCAGTTTTTGTACCCCGCTTACAAAATGAAGACTTTCAATTTTTCAAACTCTACCGGAGCCCCACAAGACCTCAAGGTTGGAACGATGACAAAAGCGCCGCTAATCAAAGTCAGATTTGCAAACTTGGTCATGGATGCTAGAGGTTCAGTAAACAGTGTGGATGCGAAAGATACTGGCTTATTGGCTGCTTTGGATGGCCTCACAGTTGAGGCAGATTTAGAAGCTGGCGTGTTCGACAGCGCCGGCCTTGCGACCCCAAAGGTGTTCAAGTTATCTGCCAACTTGTCAGTATTGCACGAGCACACTCTTGGGTGGGACAACGATTCCAAGGTGTGGCTAGGAACAAGCGAGAACGCCGGCGCTTACCCATATAATGCTTTTGGTCCCCAGAGCTATGAAGGTGGCTCTAGCACAGCCGCCCCGACTGCAGGTGGCAGTTCCACTCCCGCCCCGACCCCTTCGGGAGCTACCCCGCCAACATCCAGCACACCATAGGTATAAATTATGAGCAGCAGATATCACGGAAAAAATAAAAAGACTACTGATTTGACGACTCATAAGGAGTTGTTAGAGCGCCGCGCCACCACAAAAATTAACCACTTTGAAACGCCGAAACTGAACCACCCAACTCCCGAGCAAAGAGAGCAGATGACGCAATCTGTACATGTGTGGAAAGAGGGTGACCGATTTTTCAAATTAGCCCACCATCACTACGGTGATTCAAAATATTGGTGGGTAATTGCATGGTGGAACTTGAGGCCTACAGAAGCCCACGTTAAAATCGGAGAAGTGCTTCGAATCCCGGGCCCCCTTGGTCAAGTGATGAGTATTCTGAAGAGGAAGATTTAAAATGGCATTACCTCCAAAGCCAACGCCAATAAGGTGGACTCCATCGCAGGAGATCGTAGATGCTGTTAATAAAATAACCTTATATGTACCAAATGCTGAAGGTGAGATAGTTCCAGTTGAAGGAGATATCTCTCCTCCGTACACAGCTGAACAAATCGGAGAAATCTCAGCTCAGGCTTTGATAACTGCCCTTGGTTTTGATGAAGAATTTGGTGAAGCCAGCAAAGACTTTGATGCGGATCCTGGGCCTGCAATTACCCCCTGGGAGTACAAGAGTGTTAACGATGAACTCCGTGACGGCAACGATCTATCATCAGATCTATACAGGTGGCTAGCCTCCGGCGCCTCAAGCGGGCAGGTTACCCACCAGAACGGCGATGGCAGCAAAGAAGTTACTTTAGACAACCAAGACTGGCTTGACGAAGATAATGGAACCAGGGGCATACTTGGCGCCCCCGACACTTTTCAAATTCCTCGCAGTGTGCAAAACGAGTATATGATCAATGATGGGCGCACTATGGGATATACAAATCGTTGGCTCGATGACTATAGGGCCGATTCAGAAGGTAACCTCATGTCCCTTGCTACTCACGGTGCATTTAGTATGGTCAAGGCAGGAACTCAATCTTCCGGCATGGATAAAATAGACGTATCAAGCATACCTGCATATGTGCCATATTTCGTGTCTAACGGCGGCC